AGGTAGCCCGTAGTCGGTTGCTCAATTGCCGATCGCAAGCCGTCGTCACCGGCCTCAGGCTGGCCAGGTACGGAGCGAAGCGAAGTGCACCCTTCTCCCCCCGTATTACGGTGGGTCTCTGCGGGGGTGTTGGGTTCATTCCGCGCCGAAGACGGCGCTCCATACCCACCTGTGATGTTTCGATCAGCGCGGCTCACTGTCCGGACTCCCGTTCAGCGCGCTTGGTCAGGCCGATAGACCCGTCCATCTTCCGGCAGCGCGAAGGCCAGCGGCTTCCCGGCTTCGTCAGCCCGAGGTGCTTCTTGGCGATGCGATCGACCTTCGCTTTCTCGGCAACATCGGAGGCCGTCTTGACCCGGTGAGCGGCCTTCAATGCCGGGGCGAGGTTGCTTTCCCGGTTCTCGCCGCCGTTGATGAGCGCCTTGACGTGATCCAGGTCCCAGAGGTCGCCAGCGCCGATCTTGCGGCCCGACAGATAGCAGCGGCCCTCGTGGCGCTGGAACACGCGGAGGCGGACGCGGGCGGGCGGACGGCTGTCGTCAGTCGCGCCAATCCATTCGGGCAGCTCCCGGCTCATGCGGCCACCGCCAGACGGTCGGGCGTCGTTTCCAGCAGCTCCGCGACGATCTCCAGAACCGCCGCCTTGCTCTCCTGAAAGACCTTGCCGCCCATCGCCTTGACGGACTGGCTGCGCGGAGTCAGGCGGGTGATGGATGCGCCGCTGACGACCACCTGTACGCCGTCCTTGGCGCCCGCTCGGACAAAGCCCGCCAGACGGAGGGCTTCGGCCTTGGACGACGCCACCATGGTTTCAACGTCGCAGTACCCTGCTTTGCACAGGGCGTAGTGGCGAAGGCTGTCCGGCGTGGGGAAGCGTTCGGCCAGGTTCTCCGGCAACGTGCCGTGAGCATCCCCGATCAGGGCGAAGTAGTGGTCGTGCGAGGCCCTTGACCGGCCATGCGCCACGTCCAACGGCACGACCTCGCCCTCGCCGAAGCGAGCGGAAGCGGCCCGGTGTTGACCGGGATTGGCGGGCTTGAACACCTCGCCTGTCCAGATGCACTCCACCGGGCGCGTCATGGTCAGGCCTCGCCGTCGCGGGCCGGACGGGCGAACGGAATATCGTCGCTCATATCATAGGCCGCCGTGCGAGTACCGCCCCGTCCCGGCTCCTGATGATCTCCACCGCCACCGCCCCGGGAAACGCCGCCATCATCCGAGCCAGAAAAGCTGTCGTCCGAGCCGCCCTCCGGCTTCCCGCCCAACAGGGTCAGGTTGCCGTTGAACTTCTGGATGACGATCTCGGTCGAGTATTTCTCGACGCCCTGATTGTCGGTCCATTTGCGGGTCTGGAGCGAGCCTTCCACGTAGAGGGTCGAGCCCTTCTTCACGTAGTTCTCGATGACCTTGACGATGTTGTCGTTGAAGACGGTGACGCGGTGCCACTCCGTCTTTTCCTTCTTCTCGCCGGTCGCCTTGTCGCGCCAGCTTTCGGAAGTCGCCAGCGACAGGTTGGCGACCCGCTCGCCCGAGTTCAGGGTGCGGATTTCCGGGTCCTTGCCGACATTGCCAACGAGAATGACTTTGTTGACCGATCCAGCCATCAGGCGGCTTCCTTTAGTTGGGCGCCGTAGCGCGAGTTGAGGTCGGAGATGCGGGCGTCTAGCTCGACCAAGAACGCCACGACTTCGGCCTCCATGTCGGCAATCAGGGCGTCGTCGCGCTCGATCCGGCAGACGAACAGGCGCAGATGTTCGGGCAGGCGCGGGTCGTAGCTGGCGAAGTCGCACCACTGGCGGCCGGTGCAGGCCATTTGCCACTGCATCTGGGTGACGTACTTGGAGGCGGGCCTGCCGCTGGAGAGCGTGTCGAGGTGCGTCGCCGTCAGCGGGCACTTGATCTCTAGCAGGCCGTCGTCGCCGATCAGCCCGTCCGGGGACGCGCCGGCCATCGCAATGGTCGGGTGGTCAACGAAAGCGATCTCGGACACTTCCGCGTCGTAGTGGAAGCTGTATGCCGCGCGGGCCTCGGGCTCCTTCTCGGTCCCCCACGCCATCGCGGCGTTGGTGAAGAAGGGCTGGGTCTCGCCGGTAAGGCGTTCGCACAGCAGCTCGGCCATGTAGTTGGCGCGGCTGGAGGCGGGGCCGGTCTTGGTGCGAGCAATCAGGTCAGCAACCCGCGAGGCGGTGACCTTACCGCGCCGCTGGTCGTGCCACTCGGGAGAGCCTTGCGCGATCATTTGCCCGCCGCCTTCTTCGCGAGGGCGGCCTTGGCGGCTCCGTACTTGGCGGCCGGAATGTCAGCGACCGACGGTGCGCCGATGTAGGTCAGGAACGGCCCAACCTTGGAGCCCGTGCTGTGGATCAGCGCCCGTATTTCGTCAGCCTGGTCGTCGGTAATGACACCCGCAGCGCCTGCCGTCTTGCCGTCGTCGTCCTCGCCCCGGCTCGTGATGTTAAGCAGGGCGAAGGCGGTGTAGCGCTTGCCGTAGCTGACCGATGACCCGATGGCCTGAACGTTGTTCTTGCTACCCGTGGAGTCCATTGGGAGGCTCAGCATCGTCTCTTCCGAGTGGCCGCTCCGGTGGCTCAGGATGCCCGTCACCTCTACCCGGTCGGCGTCCTTGTTCACGCGGAACGACAGGGCGAAGCCGTTGGCGGCGAGGTGCGGGCGGATAGCCTCGTTCACATCCTCCCAGAGAGCGTATGGCGTGCTGTGACCCGTCTTGCCGTCCTTCGCCGGGACGTTGATGGTCCCGCGTCGCTCGATGACGGGAAGCTCCGGCTGCATGGTCGCAAGGGCGGAGAAATAGGCGGCCTTGGCGTCGCGGGCGGTGATGCGCTCATGCATCTCCAGCAACCGCTCCATCTTGTCGATGTCCACGTCCGGGTTGGTCGCGGCTCGCTCGATTACGGCGATCAGGCCGGCCGACTGCGAAATGACAGGGGCCTCCTGCACGGTGGCGACTTTTTGCTTCTTGGCTGTGGCGGTCATTGGAAAACCTCGCTGGCGAACAGGATTCCTTCGTCGCCACAGTGGTCGCAGGACGAAGGGTTGAAGGTGTCGGGGTCGCAATAGGGACAGGCGACCAGATCGCCGTATCGCGGTGCGCGGAAGGCGTAGCCGCCAGCCTCGGCGACAGAGGATTGACCCCCTGCCCCCGAGTCCCTGGCTGCTGCGGAAAGAGAACCGGCGGAAGCGGTCGCGCGGTGGGGATGAGCCGAAGGCGAATGAACCAAACCGCTCACAGCCATGCACTCCCAAGAGCCACAGCCACACCAATAACGGCGAGGATCGCGAGGGCGACGTGCATCCGGCTGGGTTCGTGGTCCGGCTCTTCACGCCTTGCCCGTGCAGCCAGGTACAGCTCTGCCCGTCGCGTCAGGACACCCTGCCATTCCGGGTTGTCGGTGAAACCGGGGAGCGGGTGGACGTGGTTGTCGGTGTAGAGGGTCATTTCCGCACCATTTCCCGAACGAACAGGAAGCTGAAAACGACGGCGAGGATTGCGAGGACGAGAGCGAGCGGACCCCAGAACGGCGCGGTCACCCACCACCACGACCAGTGGATCACGCCGACCAGTTTGAGGACGACGAACACCACACCGAGGACGCCAAAGACGCCGATGCCGCCAGACGATGCTGTTGAGGAACTGTTGCTCATGCCGCTTTCCTTTCAGGTTGAGCCGCAGCAATGGCGGCGGACTCAACGGGCGATGCCGTCTTGGCTTCCCGGATGGCGAGGACGAGGCTCGCCAGTTGATCCATCCACATTGCGGACAGGTCCGGGTTTCGTTCGGTGATCGCCATGTCCAGCAGTTGCGGTGCGGCGGCCTCGGCCTCCCGAACCGTGCGGACGTTTGCGCCGGAAGCTGACCAGACGAGGCCATGGCGGGCGGTGTAGTAGACGGGGGCGGTCATTGGCCCGCCTCCGGCCACACCGGCAGAGCGTCATCATCCGGGCTATCCAGCATCGACTGAATGGCGGCGATGGCGTCTTGGCGGGTGAAGATTCCCGCACTAAATCCGACCGGGCAGAACAGGTCGTTGGCCTGACCGCGATCAAGCTCCAGCGTCCGCTGCGCACTATCGGGCTCGCCGCCAAAGAGATGCGCGGCCCACCCGGCAATACACGCCGCCGTCCCGCATTCGGTCAGCCGCGAAACGGGCAGCAGAGGCGCGGTGGGGTTGGCCAGATCGCGGACGTAGACTGCCATATCCACCCGCTCATCCGGCAGGCTCGCCAGATGGTCGCGGAGTATGGTGAGGCGCTCGCGGTTCATTGACCTGTCTCCCCGGTAGCCTTGGCGATTGCGGCGCGGGCGCGAGTGACCTTGGCGGCGAACCACTCGTCGTAAATGCGATGCAGTTCGGGGCCGTCCGGCTGGTCGCAGCGGTGCATCGGGCGCGACTTGCCGGGGGCCATGTAGCCAGTGTCCCGGTCGAACATCGCGGCCAAGCGGTCGAAACGCTCGACGGAGCTCTCGTCCTCTCGGGCGAATACGTCCTGCAATTCGTCCAGAGCCGTCAGCAGTTCGGCCGTCAGGTCGTCCGCATCCACGACCGCCTTCATGGCCTCGCAAAGCGCCTCGCTGTGTCCCGCCGCATATCCGCTGGCGATCTGCTCGGCGCTGTGTCCCGCCGCAAGCATCGACGGCGCGGATAGCCGTCTTGTCAGGATGAACCCGAGTCATGCCGCTCGCTCCATAGAAGGAGCAGCAGCGGCCTTGTTCTCAACGAACCTGATCTGCCGAAGCTCTTCACACACCGAGCGCATAAAGGCGTCGGGGTAGTCGTCCCCGCTCTCGATTTGCTTCAGTGCGGTGTCGGCCGATCCCCAGCGTGTCGCGTACTCAAGGGCACGTTCGGCAGCGTAGGGGTTCTGGCGGCGGGCCGGGCCGTACTCGGCGGTTTCGTTGCGGCTGGCCATCAGCGGTACTCCTCTGCTTCTTCCCGCGTCAGGAAGAAGTGGATGCCGTGGGTGCATTCCAGGCGGATATCAGGGTCGTACTTGTCGGGGCGGACCACTTCGCCAGCACGGTAGATGACTCTGCGGTCGCGGAGACCAGCACCGTTCTCGGGGGCCTCAAGAACCTCGACCCACTCAGCCCGACACTTGCGCCCGATGGGTGTCGCAGTGCGTTTTGCCTCGGGCGGTATGCGAAGCTTGCAGACGCCACCCGCCACAGCCTTCCAGACTATAAGTTCTCCCTCTTGCGGTATTTGGAAGGCGAGCCCGCGAGCCTCTTTCAGGTCCGCGCCACTCAGGTCCGCGCTCCTCAGGTACGCGCCACTCAGGTCCGCGCCACTCAGGTCCGCGCCACTCAGGT